ACGGGGAGTTGATGTAAATGCCATTAGGAGCAGCAAAAATCGCATACCAAGGTTATAGTGTAGCAGCAGTTGGTGGTATCACTAGACCTCAAACAATTACCGCAGTCAATGACGCACAAGTAGACACTGCAATCAGCAAGTTTGGTGGTGCAAGTGCGCTGTTTGACGGCACTGGCGATTATCTTTATATCACAGGCGGTGATGGCAGTGCGGATTTTTCAGGCGACTTTACCATTGAATGTTGGTTCTACAGTAACAATGTCCTCAACAACGCAAAAATCTTTGATGCCAGAGGTATCAATACAGCACACACAGGTGGCGATACTGTTTTTGTATTAGGTTCTACACTGTTGATTGATCACAATGGTAGCGCAGCAAGAGTTTATATTGATGGTGCTAACAGAGCAAGTGGAGCAAGCATCAGCAGCAGCACTTGGTATCATTTGGCAGTGCAAAGAAGCGGTGGAACCTTTAACGCATGGTTAAATGGAACACGCATTGTAGATTACGCAGGTTCAGATGATTACACCAGTGTATTTGAAGCAAATCAAGCAATAGGCATTGGTGCAAGCACAGGATCTCTTTCGCAAGCGTGGAATGGCAACATTGATGAATTTAGAATTTCAACTGTGGCAAGATACACCAATGGTGCCTCAATCACAACACCAACAGCAGCATTTGTAAATGACGATGACACCTATGTATTGATGCACGCCAATGGTACAGATGGTTCAACTGCATTCACAGATGATGCGGGTGTTAGAGCAAGCATTGGTGTTAGCAGTTTGGGTGATGCAGAGATTGATACAGCACAAAGCAAGTTTGGCGGATCTAGTGCATACTTCAATGGTAGTACTAGCACAGATCAAAGAGTGTATGCATATGATGCAACAGGCACAATTGGCAGTGGTGATTACACGGTTGAAACTTGGTTTAGAGCAGAAAGTTGGTTAGCACCCAGTGCCATCACTTATATCACCAGCAGTCTTGCGTTTTATGTGAGATATTCAGGCGGTGTTGCAAATATTGCTTATTATAGAGGATCAGGCACTTGGGGAACAACCAGTCTTGCATTGAACACTTGGTATCACCTTGCTTGGAGTAGAGAAGGCAGCACTGTAAGAGCATTTGTAAATGGTAATTTAGAATTTACACTAACCAGTGAAACTATTGTATTAGGCAGTGATCCGTTGCTGGGTTGTAAGGCTGCAAACAACCAAGATATGGACGGTTGGTTAGACAGTTATAGAATATCAGATGTAGCAAGATACACCAGTGCATTCACAGCACCAACCACTGAATTTGAAAATGATGCTGATACAGTGTTGTTGTTGAATTTCAATGGTACAGATGGTTCTACTGATTTTGTAGATGACAACGGGTAAGGAATAGAATATGGCATGGCCTAGTACAAAAGCAGGAACAACTCATGTAGATGCAGGCAGCGATAGCCCAAGCAGTGCAAGAGCTGACATCAAACAAAACATTGATAATGTCAACGCAATCATTGACGAATTTGATATTGCATCACCAAACAATGGTGATATTTTAACATACAATTCAACTTCGGGTGCGTGGGAACCAGGTGCAGCAGCAAGTGGCGGCATAAATCTTTCTGTAATCGATATCAAAAGCGGAGAAGAAAATGTCAGTGGTAACACATATCGTCGAACAGTTGAAGAAAAATTTGACAGTGATAGCATAAGTGCAATCACAGGCGGTGGTTATCAATTTACACTCGCAGCAGGAACCTATTATAGTGAGGTTAGCCCAAACGTACACAATCAATCTATCGGTTCAGAAGCATCATTTAGATTGTATAATGAAACTGATGCCAGCGAAGAAGGCGGTTATAGTTTCGGTCAAATTGCAACAACAGATGGCTTCGTATTGACAGGCAATTTCGCTTTTACAATTGCATCAACTAAAACTTTTAGTGTTAGACAGACAACAGCCAATACTGCCGATAGAAATGCAACGATAACGATAAAATTTTATAAATCTTAAAGGAGAAAACAAAGTGAGCAATGCAACAAATTACACTGAAAATGAAGTGTTAGATCACATACTAGGCAAAGGTACAAGAGATTTTGCCAGCCCAACAGCATTATATGTTGGACTTTACACAGCCGTCACTGATGGCGAAACAGCCAGTTGGACAGAAGTATCTGGAACCAATTATGCAAGAACAGCGGTTACATTTGGAGCAGCATCAGGTGGTTCAGCTTCAAATAGTGCAGACGTAGAATTTCCAGCAGCTGGTTCAGGCGGATGGGGCACAGTGATAGGAATGTTTATCAGTGATGCGTCAACTGGCGGGAACGCACTTTTTTATGGCAGCCTTAGCGCAAGCCGTGCAGTAGATGAAGCCGATATTCTAACTTTTGTCGCAGGCAATATTTCAATCAGCTTAGCCTAAGGGGCTAATCAATGGCTGATAGTTTATATTACGATGAAGGCTATGCGGACCAGGGTTATGTTGAAAGATACATTGATGCTGGTCAAGTGGGTGGCTCTTATGTAGAGGATACCTATGTAGTTGATGACTATATTCTCCCTGGTGAGATTATAGAATTCACTATGAGCGCAGATGCGACTTTAAAGATATCATTATCAGCTACTTTAAACACTGCATTCTCTCTTACTGGTGCAGCCAATGGTAGAATATACATTGGCAACACTGCCTATACTTGGGACAGTTTATCAGGATTGATTTGGGATGATTGGCCACTGGATCAATGGGATCCAGATGAACTTGCAATCAGTACAAAATTTGGACTCACAGCCTCAGCCGAGACTGTGGCTACAGCAGTTGCAAATATTTCAAGTGCATTCACCACAAGTGCAGATGCAAATAGAATACGCAGTGGTGCAAGCACAATCAGCAGTGCATTCACCACAAGTGCAGATGGTGCAATCTACAAACATGCAAGCACCTCAATTGACAGCGCATTTAGCGCAAGCGTAGATGCCACACGTTATAGAAATGTGAATGCAGTGATCAACAGTGCATTTACCACCAGTGCAGATGGAACTAGAACACGTGGTGTTAGCAGTACAATTGACAGTGTATTTTCAAGTGAATCATCTGCTCGTAGAACTAGATCAGGTGCAGCATCCCCGGTTGCAGTTTTCTCCGTATATGCTCAAGGCTTCCCATATGACAAAGCAGATGTTCATATAGATGTTGCCTTTGTTGTTAGTGCAACTGCCAGATTCACCACTCCGGGTGCAGCAAATATTTCCAGTGCATTTACCACCAGTGCAGATGCTACAAGAAAAAGGTCTGTTGATAGCAGTATAAACAGTGCATTTGATCTCAGCAATACACTGAACAAGAAAGTATCAACCAGCAGCACCTCAGATGGTGTGTTTGATTTAAGTGGTGATGGCACAAGATTCCGTGTTGTTGAAACAACTTTGAGCAGTGTATTTGCATTGAGCAGTGTTGGTTCATTCAAGTTTACTGTGCCTGCAAACAGACGATTTACCATTGAACAAGAGAACAGATCAGGGCTAATACTGCCAGAATCGGCTATTTTAACCCTTGATTCTGAAACACGAATAAATAACATTAAACAAGAGGACCGTGTTGAAACTATAGAAGACGAAACACGGGTGCTCAACAACAATTTTTAAGGAACCGCTATGGCTACAACTACAGGATTTTACAAAGACAATGAAGGTACGCTGATAGACAAAGATACAGAAGCAACACTGGATTATCTAATCAGTTGGAGTCAATGGCTACCTTCAGGCGATACAATATCAACATCAAGTTGGAGCGTTGAAAGCATCTCAGGTGATGCTGATCCATTGGCTTCAACAGACACAGGCGAAACAGATACAACAACTACAATAACTCTCTCAGGCGGAACTTCAGGCAACATGTACAAAGTGTACAACACCATTACCACAGTAGGTGGATTGACTGATAGACGATATTTTCGTGTAAAGGTCAAAGCAAGATCAATGTAAGGAATTCACAATGGATGAAGCACCCAAGAAAAAGAAGGGGAGAGTCAAAGTTGCTGATATAGATCGCGAAGAGATCTGGAAGTTGGCAAAAATTGGCTGTACACTCAGAGAGATGGCATTTATGACCGGTCTCCATGAGGACACCATAAAGAAGCATTATGCAAAAGAAATAGAGCATGGGCAGAGCACAGGCAAAAGAGCCCTGCGTAGAAAACAAATGGAAAAAGCAATGGAAGGGTCAGATCGCATGTTGGTATGGTTGGGAAAACAGTACCTCGGACAAAAAGATGTCGTTGCTGACAGTGATGATGATGCACCACTACCATGGAAGGATGATTGATGGCAAGTTGGAATTTTGAAAACGCACAACAAAATATAAGTTGGCCATATGGCGTAGGTGTTGCACGTGGTGATGTTCCTAAGATGAGCAACATTGACAAGTTTGGCAAATTACCCAGCAGCACAACATCGCATCAAACCATTTGGGATGGCGGCGGAGTGTACGCATATCCTAGCAGTGCAATCGCAATGACAGTGACCAGTGCAGCTGGAGCAACTGACAATGGTGTAGAAGTTACACTGATTGGTTTGGACACAAATTATGAACCATTAGAAGAAACTGTCACATTGGCTGGCACAGGTACAGCCACAACCACAGGTGAGTTTTTGAGAATCTTTAGAGCTTTTGTCAGCAATGGGCAAGCAAGCACAGATGACATTGGCATCACCAATGGTGGTGTAACCTATGCAGCAATAGTAGAAGAATATCAGCAAACACTGATGGCAATTTACACTGTACCAAAGGGCAAAAGAGCATATTTGGTAGCAGCAAATATCTCAGTAGAAAAAGCACAAGAAGTTGAAGCATTATTGATGGTGCGAGTATCAGGCGGTGTTATGAGAGCACAAGGTTTGGTTACAACATATGCAACACCATTCCAACGTGTTTGGCAAATACCACCAGTGTTCAATGAAAAAACAGACATTGAGATCCGTGCAAGTGCAGGTGCAACCACAGCAATTTCAGCAGGATTTGAATTATTATTGGAGAACAAATAAATTGCCACTAACAGCTCCTCAACAAGAAGTAGCAGATGACAAAAGCCGTTTCAAAGTTCTAATTACAGGACGCAGATTCGGCAAGACTCACCTGTGTATGAGAGAGCTTTGTAAAAATGCAGCGCAGAATCCAGGCAGTGTAAACTGGTTGGTGGCGCCCAGTTATCGTATGGCAAAGCAATTGACCTGGTTGCCATTGTTGGACAAGTTGAGCAAATTGCGTTGGATAAAAAAGAAAAATGAAGCAGAATTGACCATTTATTTGAAGAATGGATCAGTGATTGGTTTGCGTGGGGCGGACAACTTTGACAGTTTGCGTGGAGTGGGTTTGGATTTCCTCATTATGGACGAATTTCAAGACATTCCACGTGAGGCTTTCACTGAAGTTTTGAGACCCACATTGTCTGATAAAAAAGGCAAGGCACTGTTTACAGGTACTCCAAAAGGTTATGGGTCATGGAGCCACACCCTGTTTACAAATGCACTGCAACAAGATGATTGGAATGCATGGCAATTTACAACAATTGAAGGTGGCAATGTTGATCCTGAAGAAATAGAAGCGGCAAGACGTGATTTGGATGAACGCACATTTCAAGCTGAATATGAAGCAAGTTTTTCTCAGTATGGTGGCGTGGTAGCATATAATTTTGATTACAAAGAAAGCATCAAACCGCTGAACAATCCAAACACGGATGTTATTCATGTGGGCATGGACTTCAACTTATCTCCTGGTACCGCTGCAATATTTGACATCCGCGGAGACATCATACATTTCCATGATGAAATACACATGTTGAATTCAAACACAGATATGATGGCAGCAGAGTTGCGTGAAAGATATCCAGACAGTCAAATCATAATATATCCAGATCCAGCAGGCCGTTCAAGAAAATCGGCGAGTGCAGGTCGAAGCGACATTAGTATCCTGCAGAATGCAGGTTTTGTCGTAAAAGCGAGACCACGCCACACCCCAATAAAAGATAGAGTAAACAGTCTCAACGCAAGACTCAAAAATGCACGTGGTGAAAGAAAATTATTCATCACTCCAAAATGTAAAAAAATTATTGATAGTATAGGAAGACTCAGCTACATAGAAGGCACCAATCAAATTGACAAACACTCTGGTTTAGATCACATGTTTGATGCTGCAAGTTATGGTGTTGATTTCCTATTCCCAATCAAAACACAATATGACGATTCAAATGAGCCACAGCGTTGGACATTCGGAACAAAGACCAAAAGGTGGTAAAAAATGAAAAAGACACAATTAGTTGACGCACATCCAGAATGGAAGGCACGAATTAAAGATTGGCAATTCCTCATTGACAGTTATGAGGGTGGTTTTAGTTTTCATGAAGGTGAATATCTAACCAGCTATATCTACGAAAGTAGAGAAGAGTATGAAGAAAGATTAGAAAATACAGCATTGGACAATCATGTTCGTGCAGTAACCAGCATCTACAATTCATTCTTGTTTAGACAGGTACCCAATAGAGATTTTGGTAGTATTACAAATGATGCAGGATTGATACCATTTTTAGAAGATGCAGACATGGATGGTAGAAGTTTTGATGTTGTGATGCGTGATATTTCAACATATGCTACAATCTATGGACAGTGTTGGTGCATCTTGGACAAGCCAAATACCACCGTGGCTACAAGAGCAGATGAATTAGCACAGGGCATTCGTCCATATATTTCAATTATTACACCTGAAAACGTGATTGATTGGCAATATCGCAGAGCAACCAATGGTGCATATTATTTGAGTTATCTAAAAGTGTTTGAAGGCAATGATAGCGGAAGAGATGTGTTTAGAATTTACACACCAGAAACTATCAGTGTTATGAGCATAGGTGCAGGTGATGAAGATGCTGTAATTGATATGGAAATGCCAAATTCATTGGGTATGATACCAGCGGTATGCGTTTACAGCCAAAGAGGACAACAGCGTGGCATTGGCATTAGTGATGTAACAGATGTTGCAAGAATGCAGAAAGCAATTTACAACGAATTGAGTGAATTAGAACAGTTGGAACGCATTTCAAATCATCCCAGTCTTGTTACCACTCCAGGTGTTTCTGCTCACGCTGGCGCAGGTGCATTGATTCAAATACCAGAAGACACTCCGGGTGATTTGCGTCCATATCTACTTCAACCAAGCGGCGCAAGCATTGACAGTCTATTGAACAGTGTAAATCAAAAAATTGAAGCCATTGACCGCATGAGTCACATGGGTGGTATTAGAAGCATTGAATCACGCAGATTATCAGGTGTTGCATTGGCAACTGAATTCCAATTGTTGAACGCACGTCTTGCAGAAAAAGCAGACAATTTAGAACATGCTGAAGAACAAATTTGGCGTATCTATTCACAGTGGCAAGGTACAGTTTGGAATGGTAATATCAAATACCCAGACAGTTTCAACATACAAGACAAGTACAATGATATGGCAATGTTGAAATTGGCCAAAGAAGCAGGCATCAAAGATCCAGTTTTAAACAGAGAAGTTGAAGATGCAATGTTAAAAATCATTGTTGATGAAGATCGTTATGAAGAAATCAAATCACAGCCGCAGAAAGATGCTGTGGTTCACACACCTGTAACCAGTGCAAGTGATCTTGTAACACATCTAAGAGAAATGGTACAAGCAGGATACACAGACGAAGAAATGTTGGCATTGCATCCTGAGTTACAAGAAATCTTTACAAGTGCAAATGCATTTGAACCAATTGCAGGACCTGTGCTATGATTATAAAAATTCCCGAATATGATGAAATGGAACGTGAATTTCTTTTTATATTAGAAGAAAGCGATATTCATTATGAAATCATTGAACAGTTTAAGATCTATGTTACTGAAAATGAAAAATGGGAAAAGAAGGCAAATTTTGAGGCAAGCATTAGAGCAAGAAATGCACTATTAGCCCTACACAAATTGACTCGCAAACGCAGGGCTGAAATTACAGAAGAACGTAAGGAGCTGGGTTTGATATGAAAGAATATGAAAGTTTAGACAAGCGACTGGCTTTGTTAGAACAAAAGTTAGATTTAGTGTTAGACAATCATTTGACTCATATGGAAAAAGACATGCGTATGATCAAAGGCATACTTGGTGCAACAGCATTGGCAGTATTTGTACAATTGATGGCCGTTGCATTTGGAGTTATATAATGCCAGTGCGCCAGGTCAAAGGCGGATATCGTTGGGGTACAAGTGGTAAAATATATCGCACCCGAGAAGCAGCTGAAAAACAAGGGAGGGCTATTCAAATGGCAATGAAGAAAAAGAAGAAAACCAAGCGTAGAGGCGGAAAATAACGCCTTTCACGTTTAATCGCATAAATAACTTTGCGAATAACTCGTAAGAGGATTTCGGTGACTTCGACCATAACTGGAGGAAAATATGAGCGAACAAGAACAAGATTATGGGGCCACTGGTGAGCCCATTGATGCACCTGATGTATCAGAACCAACCCAGGCCGAGACGACGGATAAAACATTTACCCAAGATGACGTCGACAAGATTGTACGTGAAAGATTGGATCGTGAACGCAAGCGATTTGAGAAAAAATACGGTGATGTAGACATTGATCGCTATCGTGAATTGACACAGCGAGAAGAAGACGAACGCATTGAGCAGCAAAAGCAGCGAGGCGAATTCGAAGAAATTCTCAAAAATACTGTGGCAAAGAAAGATACAGCAATCAGCGAATTACAGCGCCAACTCACAGAAATCAAAGTTGATGGTAGCCTACTGAATGCAGCAAGTAGCAGACGAGCTATAAATGCACAACAGGTCAGCGCATTGTTACGCAACCAAGTAAGACTAGGTGAAACTGGTGATGCTGAAATTGTAGATAACAATGGAAATGTTAGATATACTGATGCTGGTACAGCAATGACAGTTGATGATTTAGTGGATAGTTTTTTAAAAGAAAATCCACATTTTGTTAGCGCAGGTCCAAATGGATCAGGTAGTCAAAGCAATGTCAGTGATACAGGAAGTCGAAAAGGTATGGGTAATATAGATCCAAGTCAACTCAATATGAACAACCCTGAAGATAGAAAAATCTACAGGGAAATGATGAAAGCAAGAGGCATTAGGATTTAAAGGAGATTAACCAATGGCCAATACAACTTCAACTACACTAGACGCACTGTTTAGTGATATTCAACAAACAGCTCTTTTCACAATGCAAGAGCAGGCGTTCATGCGCCCATTGATCCGCAACTTCAACCTTGTAGGCCAGCCAGGCAAGCAAGCAAAAGTCGGTATCTACCCAGCAATTTCAAGCGGTTGGACAACTGGTGAGAACACAGACATCGCAGCAGCAACAACTATCACAGCAGTTGAAAAACTATTCGACGCTGATGAAGTTGCAATCATGGCAACACTAACAGACACTGCACGTGATAGTGCAGATGATGATGTTGCAGCAAGCATCGGTCGTGTACTTGGTGAGAGTTTAGCTCGCAAAGTTGACACTGATATCGCAGCTCTATTCTCAGGCTTCAGCCAAACTGTAGGTGCAGCAACACAGCCAGAATTGACAGCAGACTTGATCTTCAACGCAGTTGCACAACTTCGTTCAAGTTCAGTTATGGGTCCATATGTAGGTGTATTCCACCCAAATCAAACATACAACTTGAAGAAGCAGTTGACAAACGCTGGCGCATCAGCAATGAGCCACAACCTAAGTGATCTAGG